TGGCCTGTCGTACTACTTGGCGTTGAAAATCGCCGGGGGCGCTGATCGCTTACCTATATTGAAGCAACAGTACGACGAGGCTTGGGAGCTGGCGGCAACAGAAGATAGAGAGAAGGCCGCAGTGCGGTTTGTACCTCGTCAACAGTTTATTGGGGGTACCTGATGGGTAATCGGTTTGCTTCCGGCAAATGGGCTATTGCGCAGTGCGACCGTTGCGATCAACGGTTCAAGTTAAAAGTATTGCGCAAAGAAATTATCAAGACCAAGAACTACGACTTGTTGGTTTGCCCAGAGTGCTGGGATCCCGATCAGCCACAGTTGCAACTGGGTATGTATCCGGTTGATGACCCACAGGGTTTGAGGAATCCTCGCCCTGACCGAAGCTATTATCAATCTGGTCTTAGCGGACTGCAGATTGCAAACACCAACAGCACGGCGGTTAATGCTGATGGTTTTCCGGAAGCCGGTAGTCGTGTTTTTCAATGGGGTTGGAACCCTGTTGGTGGGGCAAGAGGCCCTGCTGATGGATTAACACCAAACTACTTGGTTTTATACGCAGAAGTTGGTACAGTAACGATACAGATAGGAGCCTAAAATGGACGCTAAAACAGCAGTGCGCAAGCACGAGAAAAACATGCACCCCGGCAAAGCACCAACCAAGTTGCGTGCTGGTGGTAAGACTAACAGCGATATGCTGAAGATGGGTCGCAACTTGGCTAAAGTAGCCAACCAAATGAACCCCGGTCGTCGCTCTGGTCGTGGAGGCTAATCATGGCCACATACAAAGTACCTAAGAAAGTACCTACAGTTGTTGTCGGTGAGATGCCTGTTAAAGAGGCGTTGAAGGCCAATACTTCTGTAGCTAACGAGCGTAGCAATCCTTACAAGCCCACCAAAACCAGCGGCATCAAAATCCGTGGCACAGGTGCAGCTACTAAAGGCTTGATGGCACGAGGCCCGATGGCATGAACTACACGCAACTCAGCGCTGCTATCCAAGCATATACGGAGAACACGGAAGACAATTTCGTGGCGGAGATTCCTGTCTTCGTTAAGCAGGCTGAGCAGCGTATTTACAACAGCGTTCAGTTCCCATCGCTTCGCAAGAACATGACCGGTACGGTGTCCTCAACGACGCCTTATTTGTCTGCGCCAAACGATTACTTGGCCACGTATTCCTTGGCTGTGATTGACGCTGATGGCAACTACGAGTACTTGTTGAACAAGGACGTCAACTTCATTCGTCAGGCTTACCCAAGCGCAAGCGATACAGGGCTTCCAAAGTATTACGCTTTGTTTGGTGCACAGACCAACGCACCGAATGAGTTGTCTTTTATTCTTGGCCCAAAGCCAGACGCCAACTACACAGTTGAGTTGCATTTTTACTATTACCCTGAGTCCATTGTGACGGCTGAAGAAACATGGCTTGGTGATAACTTTGACTCTGTGCTGTTGTACGGGTCTTTGGTTGAGGCATACACATACATGAAGGGCGAGACCGACATGATGGGGCTGTACAATCAAAAGTACCAAGAGGCACTTGCACTTGCAAAACGTTTGGGCGATGGTATGGAGCGTCAAGACGCTTATCGTTCAGGCCAGTACAGACAGGCGGTAACTTGATATGGCTATCCAACAAACAGCAACCACGTCGTTTAAAGTTGAGCTGCTTCAGGCGGTTCACAACTTTGGACCTACATCCCCTAATACTTACAAAGTAGCGTTGTACACAGGCTCATCTAGTATTGGCCCCGGCACTACGGTTTATTCAACAACCAACGAAGTGGTTGGTACAGGCTACACTGCTGGTGGCAACACACTGACCATTAGTGTGTCTCCTACATCGGGTAATAACTCCAGCGCAGTGCCAACAGCATATATTTCGTTTGCCAATACGACTTGGACTAACGCATCGTTTACCTGCCGTGGCGCGTTAATTTACAACGTGACTCAGGGCAACAAGTCAGTGGCAGTGCTTGACTTTGGTTCAGACAAAACTGTGTCCAACGACACATTCCAAATTGCATTCCCAACGCCCGATGCAAACAACGCCATCGTGCGTATCTCATAAGGACACATCATGAGTATTGATTTTGGCAAAGCCTCGGACAAGTTTGACGCAAGTCTGACAACAACCGGAAAAGAAAATGATGCCCTGCAAGCTGGCGGTGTGTTTACCGTTACTTGCCACGATGCTGACGGCAACTTCAAGTGGGAAGACACATTCCACAACTTGGTTCCTAGCCAAGGCTTGCAGTACATGAGCGCCAGCTTCTTTACGGCTTCTGGTTATACCACTGCGTTGTACTTTGGTTTGATTACTGGCCCCGGCTCTGGCACTGCTTACGCCGCAGGTGACACATTAGCAAGCCACGCTGGTTGGACTGAAAACACCGACTACTCTGGTGGCCGTAAATCTATTGGCTTTGGCACACCTACGACCGCTACGCCTTCTGTGACTATTGGTACAGGCGCAACGTCATTTACCATGACCGGATCGGCAACTATTGCCGGTGCGTTTGTAACCAATGCTTCTAGCGGTACGTCCGGTGTTTTGTTTGCTGAAGGCGACTTCACCGGTGGCGATAAGTCTGTGACAACTGGCGACTCTTTGGCAGTCACCTACACATTTTCCCTGACAGCTTCTTAAAGGTAGGCTGTGTTTGGATATGCCGCATTTGCCCAAGCACCATTCGCCTCTCTTGGCGAGTCGGCCATGCCTGTGGCTATTGCAGATACGGCAACAATCTCTACCATAGCAGAAGGTTCAATTTCACTAGGTGGCATATTAGCGGATACTGCAACACTTTCCGATTCCGTCAATGCTGCGGCAACATATCTTGTTTATATTGCTGACACTGCCACAGGCTCAGATACTTTTGCTGCAGCGTTAACATACAGCGTTGGGATTGCCGACACCGCCACAATTTCAGACACCCCTTCAGTTGTTGCCACGATTGTAGCTTCCGTGACTGGAATTCAGCTTTATGTATATGTTGGTAATACGCTTGTCTGGGTGGTAGTGGATGACACGCAGAACGCAAACTGGCAAAATATCAACGATGCGCAAACCCCCGGCTGGGTGAACATCCCAACGTAAGGAATACAAATGGCTCTCGTTCTAAAAGACCGTGTAAAAGAAACGTCTACCACCGCCGGTACGGGCACATTGACATTGGCTGGCGCAGCTGCAGGCTTTCAGTCTTTTGCGGCTGTTGGTAACGGCAACACCACTTACTACGCCATCGTCGATTCCACAGCGGGCACATGGGAAGTAGGTATCGGTACATACACATCTTCTGGTACTACGCTGTCCCGTGACACTGTGCTGTCTTCTAGCAACAGTGGTTCTTTGGTTACATTCTCGTCCAACTCCAAGGATGTATTTGTAACGTACCCATCCGAGAAGTCGGTCTACGAAGACGCTTCAAACGTTGTTGTGCAACAGTCTTTTGGTGCAATTACAGCTACATCTGCGGCTCTGACTACCGGTACAGTTTCTACAACCCCTGCAAGCAACACTGACATTGCTAATAAGCAGTACGTAGATGGCTTGGTCACTCAGGGTATCTCGTACCATGAGCCTGTATTTGTAGAGTCCCCCAACTCTACCGGTAACTTAAACGCCACGTACAACAACGGCACAGCGGGTGTTGGTGCTACTCTAACCAACGCAGGTACACAGGCTGCTCTGACCATTGACGGCATCTTGATGACCGTCGGCAAGCGTGTGTTGATTTACAACCAGACCAATCAGTTTGAGAACGGTGTTTACACGGTCACAACAGTAGGCACGGGATCCACAAACTGGGTGCTGACTCGCGCAGCAGATGCAAATACTTACGGAGTTCGTGACCCAAATGCTTTGGGCTACAACGATGCGTTTTTCGTTACCAACGGCAACACGGGCGCTGGTGAGACATACGTCTGTACAACCACCGGAACCATTACCTTTGGCACAACGGCCATCACGTTTGCCCAGATTTCTTCTGCACAGGTCTACAGTGCTGGCACAGGTCTTACGCTTTCTCCAGCCACGACATTCAATATCGCCAACACCGCAGTAACAGCAGGTGCATACGGTAGTAGCACTCAGGTTGGCAACTTTGAAGTCAATGCTCAAGGTCAGTTGGTATCTGCGGGTAACGTCACAATCAACATCGCCGCATCGCAGGTTTCTTCCGGCACGTTGGCGGTAGCCCAAGGCGGCACAAACATCGGCTCGTACACTACAGGCGACATCTTGTATGCGTCTGCTTCTGGTGTGCTGTCTAAACTGACGCTAGGCACAAACGGATATGTATTGGTTGCAGGCTCTTCTGTACCAGCGTATGCGGCGCAAAGCAGTTTGTCGGTGGGTTCAGCGACTACGGCTACGACTTCTACAAACTTGGCAGGCGGCGCGGCTAA